GTTGGAACTCACGTACGCATTTCCCACGACATGTAACTCAGCGTCCGGTGTGTCTGTTTTTACACCTATCTTGCTATCAATTAAAGTGTTTCCACCGATACTCAAATCCCCAGAAATATCTGTATTTCCAATAACATTCAAAATATTTGAACCGAATTCGTCCACGAAAAGATTCGAACCCACGTCTAAAGTGTGTATGGGGGATGTATTTATGATACCCACATTTGATTGTGTAAATAATTGACCGTACACATGTACGTTTATATCTTCACTCGTAAGAGGGGTAATGGTATGACCCGACGCACTCGAAGTTGTGTACCCAATAGCAAATTCTTTTGAATTTTCCCGAAACCCAACCCCAACATTTGAACCGGGGCGATTTAAAAGAAGACCAAGATCCAAAGTTGAATCACTTCCAGTATTATCTTTTCCCAACTCTACGAGAGCGTCGGTTATGGTCGTGTTATTGGAATGTAAAGTTGTGACGAGACCATTAAACGTCGCGTCTCCGTCAACCACCAAACTATTTTGAATGTATGTGTTTCCCAGAACTCGAAGTGTATCAGTCGCAGATTGATTTACAAAAACTTTTGAACCCACTGAAAGAGTATCCACCGGTGCAGCGTTTGCAATACCCACATTTGAAAGGGTTGTAAAACCCGTGATGGTATTATTAAATGAAACTATATTTGCCGTCACATTTCCGTTCTGTACAGCTGCCTCGAGAGTGAAATTAAGAATATCCTCTGCGATGGCATCGGAGTCCATAATTTCCTTGGTCACTCGATTATATGCCAATACAGTTATATTTCTATCTGAAAGATCTGTTCTTAAACGCAGGGGTGTCATGTAGATAGAATTTTCAAATGCAGCATCGATTTCAACGTTACTCGCATTGAACACGACTGTGTTTTCTGCCTGGTCATTGGTACAATTTTTACCGAACCTGATCTTGGTGGACCGCTCCACCGTAGGCAAGTTCTTGACCATTTAATATACAATGGCATTTTTAATTTGCATAAAGCAATGCTGCCATTCCATTTTCAACTCGTAATATATTATAGTTTATTGCGTATATAGGGTCGAGGATATCCGCAGATTCGCTCATAATCTTTGCTGAAGTGATACGACTGAAATTCAGTGTACCAGTCGGCTGGTGTGAACTTGTAGATAAACAAAATGGATACAAGAAGAAATCTGGGGATGCCACAAAGTTTGTGTGATAATAATGCATCACATCAATGAAATGAGGTTTACCCCATCTATAATTGCTTAAATCGACACCATTTATATTTAATTTCACTCTGTTTGTCGCCGAAGTGAGTGCGCTATCGGTTGTTGTATTGGACGAGGCTAGGTACTTCACTGGGTGATTAAACGTAAGTTCTTGAACGGTCGTTCCGGAAGCGACATTCTTTTGAACCTGTGTTATCAGCATATCATGTTTACGTGAAGCGACCTGACTACGTTCTTCGTTATCTAAATAAATATAATTTGCGAAAGCTTCAATATTTTTATTAGTAGCGGCAGAACCCCAATAAATGCGAAGCTCCACGTTATGATAGTTTAAGGCTACGAGCGGCAACGAAGACTGTGGCGACTCACAAAAAAAGAACCTCAGAGGGTAAAAAAACGAACGAGCAGAAATACCTGGGTGGGTACCTTGTGCACTCTTAGAAACGTTTTGAGCGAACGTATCGACGGCAATATTCTCGGTGAACACAGCATCTTGAGTGTCTATAACAGAACCACCAATCAAAAGTTCAACCTTCTCGATAATGTTATCCCATCTTTGGGTGTCGAGAGCCTCTGTATTGTTATCCATCGTAAAATACACGTAATTGAGAAGATCACCCGATCTCTCGAACTGAACACTGGACATAGAATTGTTTTTCACCGCTCCGTGGATTGTTTGTTTTTCAACGGATTGTGAAAAATTAGCATGGCGTTTGAATGTTGAACTGAAGAAAGATATTTGAGGATCACCCACGATAAATTTATCCTGGGCTCCTATGGCAATCAATTGAACAACACCGGCAGACATGGTAATACTAATTTAAGGGGAGAAAAATTACAGGTTGGGTTTTCTACAAACGAAACGAAGAACTAAAAAGTTATTCTCGGCGGGATTTGGGGGAGTCACAAGATTTGCGTCCTGATCCCGTATATTTACAGTAAATCTATCGATCGAACGAATTGGGTTTACGTATTGTGTTGCAACGGGGTAGTCATCTTTAAAACTTATTATACCTGTATCATCGGCAGTGACGAGACTAGCGAATGAGTTTCTAAGAATGCTCAAGGATGATTGACCTGTGAGAACATTGGAGGCCCTGTCAGAGAAAATGGAGTCAAGTTCATTTATAGATATGTAACAATGTTCGGTCGCCGTAGTCGTATTGATACGCGCACCGACAAGCCTGGCCTGAACCACATTCTTCAATGGCTGTTGAAGATGACAAGTAAAAGTATTTGCATTATCCTGACCCACACTATCAATAGTGATGGTGTGATATTCATAATTAAGATCTGGAATCATTTCCGTTGGCGATGTAATCAGGGCCATTTATTATTAGCTTAGATTAAAGATCCACCGATTCCGTCCGCGATCTCATAACCAGCGTGGGCACCGACTAATTCCTGTGCACCACAGAGACCACCTGGGGTGAGACCAACCGAGTAAGGGCTATCCTTTTTGCCCCCACCAGCAACACACTCAACATCAGACTTGAGGTCAAAAAGAGACTCCTCACTGACGGGTGTAATAGTAATTGGCCTGGGTTGGTACTTGGAGCTTCGTACATTCATGAAACCAAGAATGGTGATGAGAATTATCAACACGGTCATCGCCACGAGAGCGTTGCGATCGGCGCGGTTGAGATTGAGTTTGAACATTTATAATAGACATATATAATTTTTGAAGTGCGTTAAAGACATTTTCTTAGTTTCTACATAGAGAGTAGATGGACGAAGAAATCGTACTCGACAGGGGTCAAACGAATGTGATGAAATTAGATGCTGATGAGCAGGCACTCATGGATGAGATTCAAATTTCCGCTCCTCGACCGAAGCCGGTACCCAGACCCACCACACGACCAATGCAAAGACCTGGAACTGCCCAACACCAAGAAGCGATGGATGCTTTTGTAAATCCCAACAAACAGAGTGTTCCAGTTCAGAATAGGGAAGATGAAGAGATTGATTACGGGGAAGATGAACCGATGATGTTCGATGATGAACCCATGGGGCCAGGGCCGGGTGAACAGGCGGAACAACCTTCCAAGGGGTATACATCAATTGATGAGGAAAAGGCGGATCTTGTTAATAAACTCGGAAGGTTAGAAAAGAAGGGGTTCGCTGTGAACAAACGACTGAATGCATACTCAGGGGTTGATGAACTCAGATCAGAGGTTAAGCGTATCACGTATAGCATAGACGTAGAACAATCTGTTCGGTTTTCGAGGCGTATGCTCATCGCATGTGTAACAGGGCTTGAGTTTCTTAATAAGAGATACAACCCATTTGAGGTTCAACTCGAGGGTTGGTCTGAGTCTGTGATGGAGAATGTTGACGACTATGACGGAGTCTTTGAAGAACTGTATGTGAAGTACCGCTCGAAGGTTAACGTTGCACCAGAGGTCAAGCTTATCATGATGCTCGGTGGCTCTGCAATGATGTTCCATCTGACCAATTCTATGTTCAAATCGGTTATGCCCAACATGAATGACGTCATCAAGCAGAACCCAGACCTTGTTAAGAATATGATGAGCGCTGTACAGAATACCACACGCGCACCGGGAGGTCCCTCTGTGGACGCACCTGTAGGAGGTACGGGACAATACGAAATGCAAGGACCGGGTATGGACATTTCGAATTTGATGGGTAATATCATGATGCCCCCACCACCACCTATGAACACCACCATGGGACAATCAAATTCGGTTGATCCCATCATGGAAGAGGAGGATGATCTCTCTGATATCATTTCCGTATCAGGAGATTCTACAGGTGGTGAAGTCAAAGAAGTTAATGTTGGTGGAGCCAAACCCAAAAGAACTCGTCGAAAGAAGAAGACCGAAATTAATCTCTAAATATATATAAATGATAGCGTATTGTCCGCTTGAGGAGCTCGAGCCTCCCGTTCGACAGCAAGAAGTTGTCGCCGAGGCCAAGGCCGAACCTGTAAAGTCTCAGGTCGGTCGTGAAGAAACTGAAATGAATTACGTCATCATGGCTTTCATTGTTGGCGTAGTCGCACTAGCCATCTCTGATTCCATCAGGGCATAAATGTTGAATCTACCGCGGGGTATTCCCTCGTAGTAAATTTAATGAGTAAATGTTATCAATTGTGTTCCGGAGAAATTATCAACACCGGGGTTATTTGTTCTTACTTCAGTTAATTTAGCACCTTGAGATGTTATAACTTCAACAAAAAGGTCGTAATAATACGTACGTCCCGATGTAACTTC